ACAATAAATGGAACCAGTCAAGATTTAAGCGCAGACAGATCTTATTCAGTTGGTACGGTAACCAGTATTACCGCAAGCAGTCCTTTAACTGGCGGTACCATTACGGGATCCGGTACCATTGGAATACCGCAAGCAACCGCCGTTGTTAGTGGATATTTAACAAATACGGATTGGACTACTTTTAATAGTAAGCAAAACGCAATTACTTTAACCACTACCGGATCAAGTGGTGCAGCAACCTTGGTTGGTGCAACCTTAAACGTGCCAAATTACACATTGGCGGGCCTTGGCGGGGTACCAACAAGCCGATCAATTACAATAAATGGAACCAGTCAAGATTTAAGCGCAGACAGATCTTATTCAGTTGGTACGGTAACCAGTATTACCGCAAGCAGTCCTTTAACTGGCGGTACCATTACGGGATCCGGTACCATTGGAATACAACAAGCAACTACTTTTTTAAGTGGTTTTTTAAGTAGTACGGACTGGAATACTTTTAACAATAAGCAAAACGCAATAACACTTACAACAACCGGTTCAAGTGGTGCGGCAACCTTTGTAAGTGGAACGTTAAATATACCTAATTACACATTGGCGGGCCTTGGCGGGGTACCAACAAGCCGGACTATTACAATAAATGGAACAAGTCAAGATCTAAGTGCAAACAGATCTTATTCAGTTGGTACGGTTACAAGCGTTGCGACAAGCGGACCGCTAACCGGTGGAACCATTACCGGATCCGGTACCATTGGAATAACACAATCAAGCAGCTTGGCTGATGGTTATTTAAGCAGTACGGACTGGAATACGTTTAACGGTAAATTGAGTGGAACAGTTAGTCCTAATAGATTTGCGGTTGGTACTTTTCCAGTAGGAGTAGTTAGTGGAAATATAAGTCAAAACTCAATTAGTGGTGCTGTTATAATTAATAACACGGTCGGCACATTACAGGATTTGCGATCAAATACATACCAATCCGACGACGTTTTTTACGGCTTTCCAACCGGTTCAAATGTAGGTGCAGGAAAAATTAAATTTTCGCAAGTTCAATTCGTAGGCGGTTCTCCAGTACTTTATGTAAATATAGACGGCACCAGTTACGGAATAAATTTATTTTAATTAAAAACCAAAACAAATGACCAGTAAAGACCTCAAAGCCATTGCTTACGACTTAATCTCAAACATTGAATTTTTTAAGAACAAATTGGCAGAAGTAAACCAGCAAATTGCTGATGCCCTTGAAAAAGAAAAACAAAGTGAAGATGATAGAGCAGCAGACACTACTAATAATAGTTAGTATCATATTTACCGCCGGATCGGTTTACGGTGTTCTTAATCATCGTATTAAGGCCGTTGAAGATAAATTCAGCGATCACAAAGATATTATTGAACGGCTTACAAGGTTGGAAAGTAGCGTTAATTTGCTTGTCGCGAAATTTTTGCGCGATGATGCAGTAAGGACAAAAAATTTGTAAGGATCATTAAATAAAATAGTATGAAAATTAAAAAGCCGAAAAACTGGAAAACAACTTTTTTTGGGTTCAGCGCAGTATTATCAGGTATTGCAATGATAATTAAAGGACAACCCGCAGAAGGTATTGCAGCAATTTTAAGTGGCCTTGGATTGGCCGCCGCAAAAGATTATGATAAGACCGGACTTTGAAAAACAAGCAATATATTGTATTTGGTGCCGTTGCACTTTACTTTTTACTGAAACCAAATAAAGTGAAAGCTGAAACAATTATTAGAAAGCACGAAGGATTGGAATTGTCCGCTTATCTTGATCCCGTTGGGATCCCAACCATTGGCTTTGGCACAACCCGGAACCCCGATACCGGACAAAAAATAAAAATGGGCGATACCATTTCGCTTGCAACGGCCCTTAGATGGTTAAAAATTGATACCGATAAGGTCCGGGAAAGGGTTAAAAAGATGGTTAAGGTACCAATAACGGCCAACCAATTAAACGCACTTACAAGCTTTGCCTATAATGTAGGGACAACCGCATTACTGGAAAGTACGTTATTGCGCTTACTTAATAGCAGAACGGATAAAAAGATTGTGGCCGATCAATTTGATCGTTGGGTATATGCAAAAGGTAAAAAATTGCCAGGACTTGTAAAGCGCAGAGCAGAGGAAAAACAAGTTTTTTTAAGCTGATTTTCAATCATTTAGCTTGTCCGCTCAGTCCCAATTAAAAATGGGACTTTTTTATTTCAACTAAATTGCTTTACCTTAGTCAAGACAAAAGATCTATATATTTCAAAATTAGCCGTATGAGTGATGAATTAAGCACCCACGTTCAGCAGCTACATAAGAAAATAATAACGCTGCAATTCGTTCGTAAACACTTTTACAATGTTGAGGTAAAATACGAAGTAACGTTTCGTGATGGAACCCGCATTGAACTGGATCAAACGTTAATACCATTTAATTTAGAATGGGAAACCCGCAAATTGTTAGATGATAGCATTGATCAGTACCAGCGTACGATCAAAAACCTAACGGCAAAAAAGTGAAACCGGTCCGGTTATTTTTTGAATTTTTATACATTATATTGGTATGCTTACCAATAACACTATTTATCTATTTTCTTATTCTTTTATTTTTTAACTTAAAAACCCTTAAACAATGGACAAAAGACAAATTGAAACACCAACCGCGGAATTTTCTATGAAAATTTACAAAAGCGGAAGATTGACCGAAAGCATTAAAGGACCGCACGAACACTTGGTAAATGGACTTGCCAATATGTTTGAAGATACCGATGTAGTCGAATTATTTTTTGAGGCCCTTGTAAAGCGATTTGATCACTTACAAAACTTGGAACGCGAATTGATTAACTTAAAAAACAAATACAATGAGCAGTAAATTTAACCCCGCATTTCCACCACAAATTGCACAAGATAATTTTGGCAGAGTATTAGCACCATTGCCCGGTATGAGTAAATTAGAGTATTTTTCACTTACTCTTTTACCTTACTTTATGGAATTATCACTACAAATTGACTTCGATCCAATTAAAAAGTCAATTGAAATGGCTGAAACCCTTATTACCGAACTTGATAAAATTAAACCAAATGGAAACGACACAACTATCATTGAGCAATGAACAATTTGCAAAATTACAAGCAACTATAATTGCAGCACAAATGTTGCCGTATTTTTTTGATGATAAAAAGAATTGGCATTTTGGGGATAAAGAATTAAAAACACCATACGCAAAAGCATCTTATACGGCAATGATGTTGCTAAATAAGTTAAATGGCCTTTGTGATCATTTAGAGGATCACGGGGTATTGTAATATGAGGACAAAAGACCAAAAAAGTTACTTGGACTTATTACAAGTCCGGCGATACGATCCATTGACCTTACCAAAGAATGAGGAAGTAATTTTTCTTATTCAAGGTAAGGTTATTGGAACGTTATCAAATTACGTTGTCTTATCCGGCTTACCGAAAGCATCAAAAAGTACTTTTGCATCCGCAATTTTATCATCGGCCATTGTACCGGACTATCAAGATGTATTGGGGGTTAAACTGGCATTACCAGTTGGCCGCAAAAAAATCGCATACTTTGATACGGAAAGCAGTCCTTATGATTTTTACCGGGGTATTGAAAGAATAAAAAGCTTTGCTTACGTTAATACATTGCCGCCAACGTTTGATGCTTACAATTTTCGAGAAGATGGCCCGGCAGACATTAAAATTATGGTTGAAACCTATTTACAAAATAACCCGGATTGTGCAGTAATTTGTATTGATGGCTTACTGGATCTTTGTCTTAATATCAATGATGAAGTGGAAAGTAAGCTTTTAACCGGATGGTTCAAAAGAATTACAAAGCAATACAATATACTAATGATCGGAGTATTGCATTTATCAAAGGGAACCGGCGAAACCATAGGACACCTTGGCAGCAGTACGGATCGTTATGCACAAAGTACATTACTCATTGAGAAAAATAAGCAAACCAATCAATTTGTATTAAAAGCAAAGTATTTAAGAAGTAGTGATGATTTTGATCCAATTGCCATTATGAATTTTAACGGCAAGTGGCAGCAAATACCTTATTCGGAACCGATACAAGAAACGTATAAAAAAGCAAAAAAACCTTAAACCGGGAACGGGGTAAACCGAACACAATCAGTTATGGAACAAAAAAACAATTCGGGTGCGTTGTTTAAGAACAACAAAACCAAAGAGGGACAACCGGACTACACCGGAACCATTGTTATTGATGGCAAAGATTTTCGATTGAGTGCGTGGGTAAACAAAAGCAAAAGCGGGCAATCGTATATGCGATTACTTGCAAACGAGAACACACCAAAACCCATTGAGAACGGATCTTATCAGCAAACCATCCCGCCGGTTACTGGAACGGCTACCGATGGAAGTGATGATTTGCCGTTCTAAGGTAAAAAAATGCGCCGGGAGTAAACTCGACCGGCGCGGACAAAAGACCTACGGACTAAGCCGCCAGTCATCTGCTTACCACACAAATATAAAAAAAATGAACAAAACAAGTTATTCCGCAACCATTTTTTTTGGTCCCAATTCGGACCGCCGGCCCCGGAAGTACCGGAACATCACAAATTTGCTTAAATTTTGCGATTTTGCCATTAAGTCCGGCGGGTGGTACATTAACCTATATGATCAAAAAACCGGCAAATTTGAGCATCGGAAGTGGATTAAAACCGATTTTTCTAAAAAATAGTATCTTCGGGATCTCATAAGCAGTGTTGGTTAAAAGAACCCCGGTTGTTTCTACGATCGGGGTATTTTTTTTGCCTAATATCTTCAAATACAAAAAATGTAGGTGTAAGCAGATGATCTGTAAAATGTGGATAAAAATTTGTTAGATATTCACATTTTTTGCGAAAAATTATGTATATTCGCATACGTTCGTGTGCATCTCTACATAGATGCACAGACGTATGCGAAAATTTGGCATAACCAAAAATGTGGAAAACATAAATTGGTGCCGTAAGTCAATTTTTCGTACTTTCATTAACGACAAAAGACCGGGACAAGCGCAAAGCGTCAGCAAAACGTAATGCGAAATGTATTGTTAATTATTGGCGGTGCGGCAGCGTTATATTTTCTTGGCCGTTACAAATTCAGCCAAAAAATAAGCTTTCTTTTAAGGGGTGTTCGCGCCGGTGGTGGACTTACCAACCCGCAAATTTTGATAGACCTGGCAATTCAAAACCCTACTAATCAAAAAGCAACATTAAAAAGCATAACCGGGGACATCAGTATCAATGGCCAATATATTGCAAACCTAAGTGCGTTCGGTGATCAAGTTATTCTGCCAAATAGTGAAAGCTTAATAAAGCTTAATGCAAGGCCATCAGCAACCGGAGTTGGTCAATTTTTAGTAACATTATTTAGAGAAAGGCAGCAAGGAATATCAGCAACGTTTGTGGGTACGGCTAACGTTGATGGGGTTACTTATCCAGTAAACGAAACACAGAAAATTCGATGAATGCCGCCGTACTCATGGGCCGCCTAAGTCCGTTTCGGAACCAAAGATCGGTTATCGTTGAGGACCAAAGTACCGGGGATATTATTGATGCAATAGTAAAAGCGCACAAAAAATATGCGCCGGAGTACTCGAAAATTAGTTCTTTTTTTACTGGACCAAACAAAAAAGCAGTTGCCGAAAAAATATACAATTTTTTAAGGCAAAACGTTGTGTATCGTATTGAAAGTGGCAATGCTCAAAGTGTAAAATCGCCGGCATCTATACTTTCAACGGCTCACGGCGATTGCAAACATTATTCGAGTTTTGCGGGTGGTATCTTGCAAAATTTGAATATCCCGTTTGCGTATCGTTTTGTATCTTACAAAAATGATAAGATACCGCAACACGTGTTCGTTGTTATTGATCCGGGGACAAGTAACGAGATATGGATTGATCCTGTAATTAGTAAATTTAATTATCGCAAACCATATACATATAAAACAGATAGAATAATGGCGTTATATTCGATAAGCGGAATGGGACAAGCAACCATTAAACAAAGTAAGGCAGCAAAAAAAGCGGCTGCAACTAAAGTGCAGAAAAAAGCGGCATCAACAGAGTTAAAAGCCGCCCGCAAAGCTGCCGGTAAAACGTTTGGGCAGCAATTAAAAAAAGGATCCAAAGTAATTTTGAAAGTAGCCGCCGCACCGGTAAGAAATGCTTTTTTGTTACTGGTTAAAATAAATTTTACTGGACTTGCCAATAAATTAGCCGCCGCATGGCAAAAAGCACCATCAAAGCTTACCAATTTTTGGGATGGGGCCGGTGGGCAAATTAACTCACTTAAAAAAGCTTGGGAAACCGGACAAAGTAAAAAAAGAATTTTTGGCGATGATATTATTGGTGTGGCACCCGCCGTACCCGGTGCCGCCGCCGTTACGGCCGCACCATTACTTGTAAAAGTTGCAGATTTCTTAAAAAGTATTGGAATTGATCCTAAGGAGTTGGTTGAGGTTGGATTGGATGCAGCTAATCAAAAAGCGAAACAATTGGCAAAAAAGGCCTTGGAACCAAAAGCATCGGAATTGGCCGTTGATCAGGAATTGGCCGATCAATTTGATGAAACAATATCCGATGATACCAAAGGTCCGGTAACAACAACAAAAAAATCAAATTATTTACCGCTACTTATCGGGGGTGCCGCAGTAGTATATTTAATTAGTAGAAAATGACCGCAAAACAAAAAGCCGCAAGGACAAAATTTAAGGCAGTTGTAAAAGAAGCTGCCAAACTAAGGAAAAAGAACCCTAAGCTTACGCAAGCGCAAGCGGTTAAACAAGCTTTTGCAATTAGTTCAAAGAAAGGTAAGGGCAAAAAATTGGGATCAGCTAATCGGCAAACCGGTACAAGCGATAAAGCAAGGGATGAAGTTCGTAAGGCAAAAAAACCGGGTAAGCGTAAAAGTGGACCGGGTGCAAAGCGGCCTTATTACTATGAATATCGTAAAAATCGGACCGATAGACCGGGCAAGCTTACTGGAACACATAAAGACACAAAAAGTCATAATGTTAATATCCGGGTAGTTAGTGGTGTTGGGAAAATGCCAAAATATAAAGATCAAGATGCAGCAAGGGAGATATCTTTATATGCTGATAATGATAGTCAATTATATTATCAAAGAAGAAAGCCAATTTTGATAAATTTATCAAAGAAATATAAGAAAGGAACTTTTGATATTGATAAAGCGGCAAAATTATGGAGATATTATATTGATGCAGCAATGCAAAAATATAACAAAGAGTTCGGTAGTAGAGGGGATAAATGGTTTGAATTATTGAGTACAAATGATAGAAATTTATTGGCAACGGAATATGCAATAAAAACAAAACAAGAATTTGACTTAGGTAATTTTCCGGAATAATGTACAAAATTTTACCTTATACAAAAGCAAAGGCCCGGCGATTGAATATAATTGTTAGGTCAAGCAAAAGAAAAGGTAAAAAATTAGATATATTTGATAAAAATGGAAAGTATGTAACAAGTGTTGGCGCAAGAGGATATTTAGATTATCCATCTTATCGCAAATTGTACGGCAGAGAAGTGGCAGAGAAACGCAGAAAGCTTTACAAGATGCGACACCAAAAAGACCGAAAAATTAAAAATTCGCCGGGATGGTTCGCCGATCAGTTGTTATGGTAAATTGAACGTATTAACTAAGAATAAATAAAACAAAATGGCAAGAAAAAGAAAGAGTACCCGCCGCCGTAGAAGTAGCCGCCGGATGGGTGCAGTTGGTAAAGCCGCAATTGGTTCAACACTTGGTATCGTAGCCGGTGCCGTTATTGGTAAAAAAGTTGCACAACTGATACCAATTCAAGATGATCGTATCAAAAATGCGGTCGTACTCGCGGCTGGTCTGTTTTTCCCTCGTTTACTGAAAGGGGACATGGGTAAAGCAATTGGTAACGGTATGATCGCCGCCGGTGGATCTGGACTAATCGGACAACTGGTCCCCGCCCTTGGTGGTGTTGATACTATGGAGTTCCCAATGTCTGTTGGCGAAATTCCTGATAATATCAGCGTTATCGCCGGTAGTGATGATGTAATGGCCGGTGATGAAATTAGCGTTATCGCGGGCGACATGTACGATGATGAGGATTAAACACCTGGCATCTGCTTACACCTACATTTATTAACTTAAAGCCGGGGACAGGGCGATCCGAACTGAACAACTTAAATTATGGCATCAGCCGTTGGTTCTCGTTTAGCGTTTGAAAAAGCAAAAGAAGGCATTCAGCGTGCCGGTTTTTCGCTTGGTCAAGCCGTACTTTCACAAAGCTAT